CTTGCATGAAGCAGCGGTTAACATACAATATATCCTGCCGGAATTCAAAGAAAATAAAATCGAATAATTATAATTAATGAGTAGTATGGCTGACGTAAGAAAACTTGCACCGTTTATCCTAAAGTGGGAAGGCGGTTTTGTAAATGACCCTGACGATTTGGGAGGAGCTACCAATATGGGCGTGACTATCGGCACATGGAAATCGTGCGGCTATGACAAGGATGGTGACGGTGATATAGATGTGGATGATTTACACCTACTTACCCGTGAAGATGTTGTTAATCGTGTACTCAAGCCGCATTATTGGGACAGATGGAAAGCTGACGAGATTAAATCGCAATCAGTTGCTAATATATTGGTTGATTGGGTGTGGGCATCCGGTGCGCACGGAATTAAGATTCCTCAACGCTTGCTTGGTGTTACGGTGGATGGCATTGTAGGTCCCAAGACCATTGCCGCTGTAAATGCCAAGAACCCGCGTGAGTTGTTCGACATGATTAAGATTGCCCGGTTCGACTTTATTGAGGATATATGCCGCAAGCGTCCGACCAATAATAAATTTAAGAGAGGGTGGATGAACCGCATAAATGATATCTCTTATGTTGGTTAGAGTTATGAACTGGGTAAGCCGGCATATATTACTGGCTCCCTTCATGTGTCTGTTCCTGCTGTTCGGATCATGTGGCAGCTCGCATAAGGCTGTCAAGTCCGATGTAGAAGTAATCAGCAAAGATAGCGCCAGTGAATCTGTCAACATCGTACACGGATCAAGTACCTCTTTGAGCGAACTTATTACCACTAATAGTAACTATGTGATTGATTTTCGTATCTATGATACCCGAAAGCCGCCCGACAGTCTGACCGATAAACCTCCGTTACTGGCAGATGGGCATATAGAAGGTGATTTCAGCAAAAATAGAAAGAAGGAAACTGCAACCAAAGACAGTACGGAGGTGAAAGCCGATAAGGATATTACTTCTGATATTTATGAAAAAAAGCGATCAGAAACCATAAAAGAGAAAAAAGAATCCACGCTGCTTAAACAAATTGGTTTTGCCTGTGTTTATGTAACAGTTTTGATTGTCGTTATGCTGATAGTAAAGCATTGGTGCAACAGACAATCTTCATCATAAGACTTTAAATTTATAAATTGGACTGCCCCGGCTCGTGATGAGTCGGGGTATTTGTTTAAATACAATTTCCCAATTGGATTACACAATCAACTGAAAAGAATAGAATTTTGCGTATCTTTGCCCTGTGATTTTGGAGTAGAAGCCAATCTCATAATAAAAGTTTGAGAGGGGGCTCGTAATACACGATGCCCTCCTTTTTTGTAATACGTAATAATGTGACAACAAATATTTTTAGAAATAGGCAAATCCTTTTGAACAAATCCATTGGTATCTTGTTCAATAAAATGTGAAGTAGATTGTCAAAACGTAACTAATCTGAACCGTTCCGGCTTGTGATAAGTAGGGACGGTTTTTATTTTGATAATATTTCTGTTAAAAGATAACCCATGAATTATATGTTCCTTTATCTTTGCACACTATTAACATCAACTTATGTATCATGGCTGAAAAAAAATCTTATTCCGAAGAGGAATTGAATGAAATGATCGCATGGTTCAATAACCATGCCAATAAACTTCCAAAAGAAATGCAGATTAACAAAGCAGCTTTCACTCCGAATTTGAAACTTACTATTGAAAGCTGTATCATGCAAGCTAAACAAAACTTAGGGAACTATAAGATGGGAGGACCGTTTCTGATTTTGAAACAAATCAGAGCAAATATTGAAAACAATAAATGATATTCTTTTATTATTTAACAAGAAAATCAAGATATTCTTATCCATTTGCACCATCGCTGCCAAAACACCAAAATCCATTGTCATATCGTGACAATGGAAGAAGCTTGATGGTAATAAATATTGTTATCAAGCTTCTAGTTACCCAACAAAGAGTAATGAAAACTATTCCATATTCAATCCATATTGAAAAAAATAATCAGGAGCAATATTTCGATTATCCGAAGAATTTAAAAAGTCACAATATTAATAGAAAACAAATAGGGTTCATGAAATCTACCGATTGTCTATAAAATCAGATGTTCTCAAGCCTTTATCGGGAAACATCTTTACTTTTTTCCTTTTCCTTTGAACATTTTTCAAGTCACGCACAATGGTGCTGGAAAGTACCTCCGAATAAATCTGTGTGGTCTTTACGGAAGTATGTCCGAGCAGCTTCTGGACTGTTGTAATCGCAACTCCCTGATGAACCAGCAGGGTGGCACAGGTATGACGGCTCACATGGTAGGTTATCCGTTTTTTGATACCACACAATCCGGCCAGCTTTCGAAGCTGCTTATTCACTTCCGAGTTACAGGGTAGGGATGCAAGACTACCTATATCCGGATAACGGTCAAGAATGCCCAATGCCCTGCTTTCAAACAGCAGATGTAACGGCAGACGGATTTCCACTCCTGTCTTGACGGATTTGAAGTACAGCCACCGTTTGCCGTTTACTCTAATGAAATTCTCAGGTGTGAGCTGGCAGAAGTCAGAATAGCGCAATCCGGTATAACAGCAAAACAGGAAGGCATCGAGCACATGGCGCATGGACTCCTCTTCCACCTCGACCGTTTCCAGCTTCTTCAGCTCGTCCGGGGTAAGAAACTCATGTCTGCCCTTCTCCTGTTTGATTTTGTACTTTCTGAACGGATAAGCATCTGCGTGCATATATCCCTGGTTGATTGCCTCATTGACCAAGGTACGGAGCTGTCTCATGTGCTTGGCTATCGTATTGACCGCATTGCCCTTTTCTCTCAAGTATTGCTCAAAATCACGAAGGAATGTATAGGTAAGATCCTTGAAGTCCAATCCGGAACGGAAATCATGCAGGACCGCCAGTGTCGAGTGCAGGTTGTCCTTGGTGGACTGTTTCTTGTCCGAATTGTCAATGGCTGATTTGGCGAAAGTGGAGAAGCTGACATTCACGGCACTTTTCTTCTTGACAGCATCCTTCAGTAGTGAGAGTGTGGCAGGTATTCCGCGCTTCCAATACCCCAACTCTATGCCTTGCAGATACAGGATGTATTCATAGAGCATTGCGTTGAGTTCGTTAGATTGGGGGTGGTTAATGACTTGTGCCCCCTCACGGCTCCAGCACTCCGGTTTGAGGTAAACATTGGTCTTCAGGTAGATTTTCCTTTGGTTCAAATAGGCTTCAACCTGTACAAGGGCCGTGCCCTGCCTGTTTAGTTTCTTTTGGCGGTTAAAGACCAACCTGTATCGTATCTTCTCTAGCATATTTTTATTTTAAATTTAGCTATTTCCTCCCAAATAATCAAATTCGACAATATTAATCCTAATCTTTCGATCTGGGAGAACTGCTGGAAAATAGATTGGTAAAATATAAGGAAATGAATCTTGGAGCAAATGAGATAATAGATACTGGTGCGAATACAGGATTAATACGTTTTAAAATTAATGCAACATCTGCATCATGTGTGTTTTTTTGCAATTCAGGATCATCTAATATAATGCTAATAACACAGAATGTCGATAATTATTTTACAACCAATAAATCTTCTAATAGTGAGAAAATAGCTATTTATAAAGAGTCTGACAACGGTAACATTTTAATAAAGAATCTAACAGCCATTAACTATGGAACTTTTGTGTTTTATTACATATAAGATCTCAGATAACTACTTCTGGGAGAACTGATTGGGAATGCAACATCAAATAAAAGCGGGTTGATGAGTTCCGGTATGGTACCTTTAGAATTATCTAAAGATAATAATCAATATTGTAAGATTAGTGTATTTATGCCAAATGCCGGATCAATAAATGAGTCTGTAATTAGTGTTACAAATGTTGGTGGAGACTCGTTCTCAGTCGCAGTGTCTATGATTAGATGGAATGCAAATAAAGTCTTTTGTAAATTGATAAACGGAACCAAAATTAGTAACATTAATATGTATTATACAGTTGATACAGAAAGATTTTGCTTTTACATAAAAGCTAATTGGTATGCGAAAATAATAGTGTCACGATTAGGTCTTGTGAACACGAGCAAAATAGAATCAATCAATGCTATTCCTAGTGGGGCGATTGAAGTACCAATATCTTGACGTGACAAAAGATATAGCACTGAGCTGGGAGAACTGATTGGTACAGCTACGGGCAATAAAAGCGGATTAATGTCGGTCGAAGATAAAAAAAGACTGGGAAGACGTTTTTTTAAAGGATACACAAAATTAGTTGAAAGTAAATATTGGTACAATCATTATGTCGCATTGATATTTGGCGCTTCTCCTGCATCCAATCTTGGATCATTAATAGCTATAGACTGGAAAGGAAATGAACTAATATCTGTTACTAGATTTTTTGGCAACAACGACAATGTTAAATTGTATCTTGGCAGTAATCCAGAAACAAATATGTATGAGTTATGGTTAGGCTTGATAGGTCTAGACGGAGATGGATCAGAATTTATTATTCAATCAAGAGAATCGATAGATCTAGATAGTAAAACAGTTGAAACACTTCCGTCTTATTTGAAAGTAATCTCTATATCTTGACAAAAAAATAACGATTTTTCAGAGCTGGGAGGACTTCTGCCAACAAATGGAATAAAAAGAACTAAATATTATGAAACAATACGGTTAGGAGCATCATTTAGTATAGGTGCTCCTACCAATGAATTCGTATATGTCAGCCATAATGACGGGGAAATGATGGTTTATATTGATTCTACCGGCATTGTTACGAAGATATTCTCTAGTGCAGATGAAATTATATCTATATCACTAAAGGATAATCAGATTATGATAACTGCTATATATTATGACCTTATAGTTACGATTAGTGTACTATCTTTTTAACATGGATTTTATCTAAACAGAGAGCTGGGAGAACTTTTGCCACTTTCGACAAATACTAATAAGGGATTAACAAGGAGAACAGCATATTTTGATTTAATTCAAGGCAAATTATACAAGATAGCATATAAAGAGGAACTATATGTATATAAACCTGTAATATGCTTACTATATGTGCTAAGAAATGGAATATCGTCTTGCTATGTAGCTTCATTAAGTGGGTATCGTAATGGAGTTTCCCATTTTAAATTGATATGTGGAAATGATATCCAATTTAAGCTGTATCAAAAGTTGAATAGCGCTAATTATTTTGACATCATGCTGGAATGCCCTGATAATTCAGCTGGCATTATGGAGATAAAAGCCATGGATGATTTAACGGTTATTGAAACGACAGAACCATTAAGGGATTGGCAACAAATTGCAACAGAATAATAGCATAAGTTGAGACCTGGGAGAACTGTTGGGAAATCCGAAGGGAACAAAATCGTTTTCTTCATGGAGTGAATTTACGGATTTTGTAAATGAAATGCCTATAAAAACAATTCAACCTTTCGTTTCCAATTTCAATGCTTTTGCTGGAGAAGGATTCTACGGTAATGTCGTTCAAGGATTGGTTATAAAACAATTAGAAGATGCTGTTTTCATCTTCGGAATAGCAATAGACGGAACATTAATATTTAGAAAAAGGAATTATCCAGACGTTTCAACTTGGGAAGATCCTAAGATAATAATTCACAGTAATAATTGACATAAAATTTACTTCGTAACCGACCTGGGAGGACTAATGAACGGTTTGAAGCTGTTCCCGTTTATGCCCAAAGGTATATTAAGTACAGACGAAGAGGTAAATAGT